AGGACAGAGAACTGCTGCGGCTGAGGTATGCCAATGGTGGTATGGAGTTTGGTGCGCTTGCCGAATCTTTGGGCGCATCCGAAGAGGCGGTGCGCAAGAGAGTCAAGCGTGCGCTCGTGAGATTACAAGACAGGCTTGGCGGTGAAGCGCCAGTGTGGTATGGCAGGAGACGGCGCATGTCCAATGAACAGGCACGACAAGAGATAAGAGAGCAGGACAACCAATGATTATCGGACTGAGTGGATATGCCCGAAGCGGTAAAGACACAGTGGCTGAGTTGCTATGTCTAAACTATGAGTTCAAGCGCATATCATTTGCTGACCCTATGCGTGAGGCTATCCTCACCCTGAACCCCAAGATAGACAGCATCACCCATGTCTCACATTATGTAGAGGACTACGGGTGGGACATGGCTAAGCAGAACCCCGAGGTTCGCAGATTGCTACAGGTCTTTGGTACAGATGTTGGGCGCAAGATGTTTGGCGAGAATGTCTGGATAGACATGGCGTTTAGACACATCGAACCTGACTCACGAGTAGTGATTGCTGATGTGCGCTTTCCTAATGAAGCAGAGGCAATCAAGCAACGAGGTGGCAAGGTCATTCGTATAAACAGGCACAACCATAGTGCGGTCAATGCTCACAAATCTGAGATTGCGATGGACAACTACATGTTTGACCATGTTCTTTACAACGATGGAACGATTGATGACTTGGCGGAAAATCTATTCATGCTCATGCGGAGTGCGTTTAGACAATGACTGATGACGAGTTCATCCAGCGATTCAACGAACTCCATAACTATATCCTTGAGCGCTTTCATAAGAAGATTGATTACGCGATGACGGATGTTGACTCTCCCGCTTGCTTGCGTGATAAGCGTTACTGGGAGGGATGGAACGCTGGTCTGAACTGGGCGCACCGTATCGTGCGTGGTGATAAATCCGCTGACTAAATAAGAAGCACCCGCCACTGGGACTGGAACCAAGTAGCGGGTGCTTGACCTATTATAGGGGTAAGTGTGCTCCGGCAGTCAAATCGGAGACTCCCCACTTGAGTGCCTTGCGGTACTCCGTGCGTAGGGCTGGCGTTAGACCGCCCCAGATTCCGTAGTTCTCATGGGCTAGTCCCCACTCCAAGCACGCTTCGAGTACCGGACAGCGAGCGCACAGATTGTTATAGAAGCGCTCCTCTTCCCGTGTAAACGATACCTTGTCTGGGTAAAAGACCTCGGTATCCATGCCTTTGCATGAGGCATCCTTGAATAACTCGGGGTTGTACTTGAGTTGGTAGTACACCTTGCCACCTGCCTCACGCACATCCTGCACCTCATGATGCTTGGGTTCTACCATTTCTAGTACCATCCTCTCGATAGGTTTGAGCCGAGCGCTTTGCAGATGTTGCCACCGTACTTGCGCTGAATGTATTTCAGTCCTGCTTCCACTTGCACGAAGCCGTTGTTGGTGCGCTTGTGCCCTACTAACTCCCATGTTGCGGGCATGAACTGGGCTATGCCATAGGCACCGGAGTCCTTGTTCAGTGCCTTGGGTCGCCAGTTAGATTCGCGCATCCAAAGTGTGTATAAACATGTCCACTGCTCCAACTTATCCATTTGGATGAGCATGTCCACAGCGTACCGTTGGTACTCGTTCTCGTAGTAGGCAACGACAGTCCCACTAAGGGTAGGTTCTCGCTCCTTCTCCGTGACCGTCAGAGTGTGGCTATCGAAGAAGCGGTCATCCACGGCTACGGTTGCGACAACCAGGAGCATGGATGCAACGATGCGTCTAAACATGGGTCACATCCTTTGCCACTTGGTCAACGAAGTTCAGTAGCCAGTCGGGAATGTCGGTGTCGTAACCCTCACCGTCCCCCGCACCTACGATGATGGCGTTGCCATAGAGGGTTGATTCATTGTTGAGCAGGAATGAGATGCCACTTGCGACAGCGTTGATGCGTGGTCTTTCTTTCAGTCTGCCTTCCTCGTCTATGTACATGGTCGCCACCGCCTTGTCGTAAGTGTGGTCATAGAGATGGATGATTTCGATGAGTCCCTCGACAGCAGACTTGTAATCTTCCAGTTGTCTAAACACTCTGCGCTCATAGGTTCCGCCAGGGAACACCACGATTCCGGTTACCTCTTTAGGCATTTGCTTCACTCTCCTCTTGATTCTTCTTGATGTCGTTGATTGTAGGGGTTGGTGCGAGTCCTTCATCCTCGCACAGCATGAAGTGTTTGGTCATAGTGCGCTCACCGTAGTGGTCACCGCAGACACCGCACCTCATGTGTTTAGACACTCTCGCTTTCCTTGTACTCCCGCCTGCATGATTCGCAGAGCCTGCCATCCTCGGGTTCTAGTTCGTTGCTATCGCATGACTCGCACAGCCTGCCGGTGATTTCGTAGGTTGCCTCGTCTGACATTGTTCCATCGTAGGTTTCGGCAACGATGTTCCTTGCCTGCTCGATTGCCTGCTCCTTGGTGTATCCCTCAACACCCACATAAGCGGTGTAGGTCACCTTCACTTCGTACTCGTTCACTATTCTAAGTCCTTCCCGTCTCGGATACATTGACGGCACACATAATGCCCGCCACTTTCCTTGATGAATGTTGCATCGTCTCCGCATGTGTAGCACTCGTTCATTAGAATGGTCTTTCTACTGAGTTGGCGAGGCGCTCGCGGTTGATGCGGTTGACCTTGTAGAGTTCCCAATAGGCACGCTCTAAGCGTGCGTGTTGCACGGTTGTGTAGATAAGTAGCGATAGCGTGACTACTTGTGCCACCATCGCATAGATAAGTAGTGATTCCATTGTCCAGTCTTTCTCTTACAGTGCGGGGCTTTCCCACTTGCAAAGATTCCCAGATGTGCAAGCGAAAGTCAAGAACATTCCAGAATAAAAACAAATTTTTTTATTGTCTAAACAGTGGCTTCTCTTCTCGTCGTCAGAAAGTGTGTGTCTAAACAGGGGCGCTGCTTCCGCCTGAAGTGTGCGTCTAAACAGCAAAGCCCCCCGCTTGTGGCGAGGGGCTGAGCCGGACGAGGTTACTTAGATGGCGAGTTGCTCCTGCTCATCATCGGTGTAACCATCGTACTCCCACCAGTGCTTGACGGAATAAGCACGGCGTGGTCTGAATGTATCGAACTCGACAATCTTGCCACCCTTGACCACGAAGTACTCGCCCTCGTTGGCTGAGTGTTTCCATGCTAGGTCTGAGTCCAGCATGATAGATGCATTCTCGATAGTGTCCTCGGTTGACCCGTACACGAGCGAGCCTGCGAGAGTCTGCCCAATCCAAAGCGGGGATGAGTTGACCCGTGCAAGGTGCAGGATGTCGGGCTTGTCTTGCTCAATCCATGCGAGCGAGGCGGTGCCCTCCATTTCAGTGAGCAGTTGGGTCGGATGGTCGTTGCCGAAAGCGAGCAAGGCGGTCACCGCTTCTGAGTCAACAGCACCGATGCGGTTGATACGAAGTTGTCTAAACAGGTCGCGGTCATTGCTGATGTGCCCGTTGTGAGTGAGCACGATACGCCCGCGAGGGATGGGATGATTGTTGGCGTTGTTCTTGGGCGTGCCTTGCGTTGCGTAGCGCGTGTGCATGATTGCAGTCTGCGCACCATGGCAAAGGTTGTTTGCCTTGCGCACATAGTGAGTCGCGGGTAGCGGTGCCTTGCGGATGATGCGCCCGCCACTCTTGCGGTCAATCCATGCCGAACCAGTGGCGTGTGTGCCACGGTGTTCGATGTCGAGCAACATTTGACTCGCTAGGTTGTGAATGTCTGCGGTCTTATGGTCTTGCGATGATAGGCAATAGCCAGCGATGCCACACATAGTTATTTCTCCAGTCTGCTAGTTGTTAGGGGTTGATTCTATCACACTACCTTCCGCACCCTCTACACGAGGGGCGGAGGCAGTCTCCACAGATGACGCGTTCGTTTAGACGGTCATCACTTGGCGGGGTGGTCATGGTGTGACCTCCACTAGGCATTTCTCCAGTGTGTCTAAACAGTACGCACCATCGAGAATCCAGATGTGCGAAGTGAGATACCAGAGCGCACCGATAAATAGTGCGCTCACGAATCCGGCTACGAAGTAGCCACGCGGTGTTACCTTCATGTTTAGACACGCTCACTTTCGAGAATGTCGCGGGCGTAATCTGCGTAGGCATCCAGACTCCAGCCGTGGCAGAGTTGTCGGATGAGTAGCGCACCAGTTCCACCGTGTGCCTTGATACTTTCCTCGACTAGCGCCTCGACATGATTGCGGATGAACTCGGCAAGGGTGTAGGGATTGTTTAGACGGATTGCCTCATCCCTTATCACCTTGTACGAGTTGTAATCATTCTCCAGCACGAGCGCGATGTCTCTTGCGAACACCTCGCGGGCGGTTGCGTTGTCCATGTTTCCAGTCCTTCCGTGTAAACGCTCACGGTCTTTCCGTGGCGTTCGTGGGATGGGCGGGAGTTGCACCCGCCTACGCTTTCCACCCCTGCCCGCGTTAGCGGGCATCTAACTCCTCTGCTCTACCCTTGAGGAATGAGGCGGTGACCTCATCCAGTGCACCGGCGGTAACCAGACCATCCAGTAACCGGATGACCGACTCGAATCGGCTTTCGGGTTGGTGCCAATCGTCCGCGGTGTTGAGCAAGAAACCCGCTTTCGAGAATCGTGCCATGGCGCTCACGAACTTAGCCCATGCCTCGACCTTGGCACCGTTGAGGGTGCCGTGGTGCAGTCTGAACTCCACCGTTCCGTGGGTTTGGTAGGCGTTTAGATTGAGCGAGTAATAACGCCCGTGAATCCCCGCGTTACGGATTGACCCATTACGCACGGACTCCACCCATGAATCAAGTTCTGCCAGTGGCACCTCTCGGCAGAATCGGTTTCCGATGCGGGACGGGGCAACGAGTGCCGAAATAGTCGCGTGAGCGAGATTCCAGTTCCAGACGAGTTTGGCGATGCCTTCGATGCCGTACTCGTCCGCACCTAAGTGCACATGAAGCCCACACTGCTTGTTGACGGTAGCGCCACCGATGCGAAGGGTTCGCGTGGCGGTGCGTGCCTCGTTTAGACGGCTACCGTCAAGGATGGGGCTAACTGCCTCGGCGCTTACATGATGGGTGCCGTCCATCTTTACGCGCCACGACAACCCCGCTTGATTGAGCAGGTGTTGAGCGCGTGATATTGCAAGGTCTGACACCTCTAGTTCGATGCCGTAAGTTTCCATGGTTCCAGTCTCCTTGTCGTTTAGACGGTTAGTTGTTCTCGGTGAATGATTGACGGCATGCAGGGCACACGGGTGTGCCTAAACGGTCAAGCGTTGCACGCGAGACACGGGCGATGTAGTTGCAGGGCACGCACTCCACCTTGAGCAGGCGCGTAGTTTGTTTCTTCACCTCGGGCAAGGTGAGCGATGCGTGAGGGTAGGCGGGAAGATTGTCGACAATCTCCCGCGCCCATGTAGGTAACTCGCTACCGTTTAGACCGAGTGCACGGATGGCGTTACGGTAGGCATCATGCTTCCGGTAATCGCCGGTCACTACGGCAACGAGGAGAGGCAGGACGGCACCGGCTACCTCGCGTTTCGCCGAGAGTTCCGGCGTGACGAAGATTTCCGCGTAGAACTCCTCGGAATTGGTAGGAGGGACGAGGGAGGCATGCACGGGGTTTCGCTTGCCCTGCTTGGCGGGGAATCCGCACGAGAGTTTCACGGCGGTTTCTTCCTCGGTGTACTGCACGCGTTGAGCGATGGCAGAAATAGCGTTATTCGCTAGTTCCTTGAGCCATGTCTCACGGTTCATGTCTATCTCCAGTCTTAGAACACTTGTTCTAATCGCTACGGGTGGCGCTCTGCCACCTCGTCAGTATTCAGTTATGGGCGCATCCAATCCAATCAGTCTAAACATGTCAAGCCGAAACGGGCAGATTTCCAAACTTTTTTTTGAGACGGTTTGTCTCACATAGTGAGACGGCTTGAGGGCGGGGCGGTGCCCGCGTGCCCGTGTAAACGCGGGGCGCTAGGCATGGCGGGGCGAGGCATGCAATCGGGGACGGGGACGGGCGATGCATGCCGGTGCTAGTCCTAGCCCTGCACTGCCCTAGCGCTTAGCAATCAGTGCATGCGAGTGCCAAGCATGCCAGTGCATAGCGTTTACACATGCCAGCAAGCAGTGCCAGCAGGGTGCGAAGCACCCCAGGGTTTATAAAAGCGGAGCGAGTGTGTATATGTGTATCCACCTACATAAGTTTGCTAGCCCTGAGTGGGGGGTAAATAGCCTTCTGACCTGCACTTTTGCTACATCCGTAAGGATGTGGTGTAAATCACACACCAGAAAGTGTCCGGTAGGACCCTTCTGGACACCTATAGTATAAGTGAGGAGGCGAAATCGCCGGAGCCTCCGAACGCTAAGCAGCGACCCCCAAGGGTCGCCCATAAAGAAGCCCCTAACCTTCGGGCTTCGTATGGACTACGCCCTTCGGTTAGGAGATAAGCCCAAGGCTCCCATTATTCCGCCTTGGTATAACCTATGGAAAGAAAACGAACTACCGCTGCTTCCCACAAAAGCGATGCCATCAAGAAGCAAGTTATAGATTTTTTGATGCAGGGCTACTCTGTGCAACGAGCCATGGACTCCGTAGGCAGAAGTCTCAAGACCTACGAGTACTACCGTAAGACAGACCCTGACTTTGCCTCTGCTTGTGACCGTGTGCGGTCCATGACCGCAAGGGGTGAGATAGGCAACCGAGGGGAAGTACCACCCTTCCCCGAGTTCTCAGAGAAGTATCTAGGCACCAAGGTGTTCAAGCACCAGGAGCACTGGATTGATTTGCTGGAGGGTAGGGACCCTAAAGATGTTCACCCTGCCATCACCTACGAGGCTGGTTCACCGGACCTACTCATAGTCAACACCCCTCCAGAACACGCCAAGTCCACGACCATTACGGTCAACTACGCGGTGTACCGGATTTGCCAGAACCCCAACATCAGAATCATGGTGGTGTCCAAGACACAGGCTATGGCGCAAAAGTTCCTGCTCTCCATAAAGAACAGACTAACGCATCCTAAGTATCAGGAATTACAGATTACCTTTGGTCCCCCAGGGGGCTTTGAGAAGAACTCTGATTCATGGAAGCAGGACTTGATTTACCTATCCTCCGAAGCCAGGGACTCTGGTGAGAAGGACCCTACCGTGCAGGCTATCGGCGTACGAGGGCACATCTATGGTGCTCGTGCCGATTTGATTATCATGGATGACTGCGTTGACCACACCAACGCCCATGAGTACGAAAAGCAGATTGACTGGATTCAGTCGGAAGTCATGTCTCGTATTGACAACGATGGGGGCAGACTACTTGTTATAGGCACCCGTCTAAGACCCAGAGATTTGTACTCTGAACTGCGCGACCCTATGCGCTATCCGGACGAGACTTCCCCTTGGACTTACTTCGCTCAACCTGCCGTATTGGAGTTTGATGAGGACCCAGACAAGTGGGTTACCCTTTGGGCTAAAACTAACATGCCGCCCGTGTCAGGCAAGGGTGAACCTGATGCTGAGGGACTTTACCGCAAATGGGATGGACCTGCGCTTCACAAGAAGCGTGCTCGAATATCGCCTAACTTGTGGGCAATGGTCTATCAGCAACAACAGGTACAAGAAGATTCTGCTTTCCCATCCGAGGCTATCAAGGGTGTTATCAACGGTGCTCGTAATGTGGGGCTTATACCCCGCGGTAAGGCTGGCGCACGCGCTAACGGCATGGACGGTCTTATTGTTATCGCTGGTCTGGACCCCGCTGGTTCTGGCTACACTGCTGCCGTATGCCTCGCTCTGGATGTTTCTACACAAAAACGATATTTGCTTGATGTGTCCAATAAGCCAGGAATGAAACCTGACGAGATACGAGGGCTGATAAAAGGCTGGACAGACAAGTATCGAGTTTCTGAGTGGCGAGTTGAGAAAAATGCTTTTCAGACTATGTTGACTCAGGACCGTGAGGTACGGGAATACCTGTCGTCACGGGGTGCAATTTTACGAGAACATCACACGGGTCAAAACAAATGGGACACCGATTTCGGAGTTGCATCCCTGACGACCCTATTTCACGGTTATGAAGATGACGAGGCTCTTATCGAGTTCCCATCTACACACGCCTCCGAAGGCATCAAGTCGCTCATTGAGCAACTGGTTACTTGGTACCCCGATGCGCCTAAGTCGCAAAAGACGGATACCGTCATGGCTTTCTGGTTCGCTGAACTAGGTTGCCGTGACCGTCTAAACAGTGCACGCTCCTTCGCACGCACGCACAACCGTCTCAGCATGTTCCATACCAAGTACGACCAGTCCCGACAGATAACTGTCAACCTATATGAACAAAACTACGCATAGAACAGGAGGTGGGTGTGGCGCTTACTTTCGATGAAATCAAGACTAAGTATGAGCAAGTAAAGCAAGATAACGCAGAACGCGATGGGCGTATGGAGCAAGTTCTCCTGGTTCGCCAAGGTCGCATGCGTGATGTTTTTCCAGACTTGTTCCCAGATGGTCCATTTGAGAATCCCATTGTTGCTAACATGGTGGACATCTCAGCCCGCGACCTATCCGAAGTCATCGCGCCCCTACCAGCGTTCAACTGCAACTCACCAACGATGGTGTCTGAGAAGGAACGCAAGAAGGCTGACAAGCGTGAAGAAATCGTCAACGGCATCGTTGACTTCTCTGACTTGTCAACCCAGATGTTTACCGCTGCCGACAGGTATGTAACCTATGGATTCGTTCCAGCACAAGTTGAAGTTGACCTAGATAGCAACATGCCACGCATCCGCTTCCTGGATTCGTTTGGCTCTTACCCAGTCATTGACCGATTCAACCGAGTCACTGCGTTTTTCCAGAGAATCCAGAAGTCAACACAAGAATTGATGGCTGCGTACCCAGAGTACGCCCATATCATCTACGACAAGGATGAATCCTCAAGCCTTCTTGAGATTGTTCGTTACCACGACAAAGACCAAGATGTTCTCTTCATCCCAAGTCGCAACAACTTCGTCATAGACCGAGCCAAGAATCCTCTTGGCGAGTGTATGATTCGAGTAGTCCAGCGACCATCTATTGACTCAAAAGCACGGGGGCAGTTCGATGATGTTCTTGCGATTCAGGTCGCTAAGGCTCGTTATGCGCTCTTGTCACTTGAGGCTGCTACCAAAGCAGTCCAGGCTCCTATCGTTGTCCCTCGAGATGTAAATGAGTTAGCCCTTGGACCAGATGCAATCATCCCCACAGAAAACCCTGGCGCTGTTCGTCGAGTCGCTATTGAGATACCAAATGGCGCTTTTGCTCAGCAGCAAGTCCTTGAGGGAGAACTTCGTCTAGGAAGTCGCTACCCAGAGTCTCGTACCGGAAACATTGATGCTTCCATCGTCACGGGTCGTGGTGTTCAGGCTCTCATGGGTGGGTTCGATACTCAAATCAAGACTGCGCACGCCATGTTTGCTCGCGCCTTCGTCGAACTTCTTAGCCTTTGCCTCAAGGTCGAGGACAAGATTTTCGGTGACATCGAGAAGAACCTACGCGGTACACGCAACGGAACTCCATACAACATCAAGTACAAGCCAAAGCGCGACATTGATGGTGACTACACCGTTGATGTTCAGTACGGATTGATGGCAGGACTTGACCCCAACCGTGCGTTGGTGTTCGGACTTCAGGCTCGCGGTGACAAGTTGATTTCCCGCGACTTCCTCCGCCGTCAGATGCCATTCTCCTTCAACGCAACTCAAGAAGAAGAGAAGGTTGATACCGAGGAATTGCGTGATGCGATGAAGCAAGCAATTGCTTCTTACGCACAAGCCATTCCAGCGCTTGCATCACAGGGACAAGACCCATCAGACATCCTCTACAAGTTGTCGTATGTCATCAATGAGCGACAGAAGGGGACCTCGATTGAGGTTGCAGTTTCAGATGCGTTCAAGCCACAGACTCCCCCACCTGGCGCTATGACCCCTGAGAATGTAAGTCCCGAAATGGGAGGGCTGCCAGGTGAAGGTATGCCAGGTGAGGGGCTTCCCGAAGGACTTAGCGCCACGGGTCGAATGGTCGGTGTTGCGCCAGGACAGATTGCTCCAGGCGGACGACCAGATGTTCAATCTCTTTTAGCAAGTTTGACTCAACGGGGCGAGCCGAATCTACAGGCATCGCTCATCAGACGACTACCAGCATAGGGGAGGTGAACATGAAGAAATCAAAGATGGCAAAGGGTTACAGCAAGAAGCCAGCAAACCAAGGTTCAGCAGGCAAGCCAAATGTACAGAAGCCTATGTTGGCAAAGAAGGCATCGTCTAAGGGTGGCAAGGTCTTTCAGACTGCAGCACCACGAGGTACACGCGGAAGCAAGAAGAAGTAGTAAATCAAAAGTCTCTAAGGGGTAGTGACTCTAAATAAGACCTCGCTTCGTCCTGAGCATGACGGTGGAAAAAACTGCTCAACAAAATTAGCGCTCTTATAGCGGAAGGTAATTAT